CGACGCTGGCGACCGGGCTGTAGCCGTTGCCCTCGGCGTCTCGGGCGAGGATCACCGGGGTGTCGTCGGGGAGGTTGAGGGCGTCGAGCTGGGCGCGGAGTTCGGCGAGGGTCATGGCGTGTTGCTCCTTGGTGTCGGCCAGGGCGGGCGGGCTGGTTGTGGTTGGGCGGGGGCGGCTCTACGACCGGTCAAACGGCGGCGAGCACGTCAGCGACGGTCCGGCCGCGGTACGTCAACTGCGGCGCCTGCTCGCGGGCCAAGCGCAGCGCCGTGTCGTGGTCGAAACGGTGCGCGGCCAGCCACACGGCCTGCTCCTTGTCGAAGGCGTCCATGTCGGCCTCGGTGGCGGGCTCGTCGGGGCCGAGGCTCCAGGCGAAACCCGGGGAGCGGGTGCCATCGGCGGCGAGGTACTGGCCGCGGCAGCGCACCGACCACCAGCCCTCGCCCCGGTATTCGACCTGGACGGTGTACGTGTAGCGGTCGTCGTGGCCTTCGGGCAGGCAGGAGACGACGTAGCGGGTGGGTGTGGCCACCGGCTCGGGGATGCCGGGCGGCGGGACGGTGTGGCCGAGGCCTTCGCGGATCTCCCGCATCGTCACCGCGGGCTTGTCGCTGGTCATGTCTGTCTCCTGCCGGTTTGGGCGGATGGGTGGGCGAAACGCGTGGTCGAGGGCTGGGAGGCGGTCGGGCGGTCAGGCGGTGGGGTGGGCGTCAACAGGCGGCATCACGCGGCGGGCTGCGGCCGGTGCTCGGCGGGCAGGTCGGCGTCGCACCAGAAGCTGAGGGTGAGATGCATGCCGTGGTCCTCGATGACCTTCCACACGGCGACGGCCGTGCAGGCGGGGCGGCCGTCCCGCTCGCGGTGGAAGTTGCTGGTGCAGTCCGCAAGGTCGGTGAAGTCGGGCAGCACCCAGCCGGCGGACCGGTGGTGGACGCGGACGATGGGCTTGCGGCGGCTCATGCGGCTTCTCCCGTCTCGGTTCGGTGGACGGTCGGGCTGGCCGGGTTGCCGCCGCATTTGGCGCAGGTGCACACGTCCGGCGGCGGAGTCGGACCCGACGCGGCCGTCCCCAACGGCCAGCCGCCGACGTGCGCGATCCGGTAGCCCGGGGTGGGGACCGCGGTGAGCTGGGCCGGCTTGGGCTTGGCGGGACTAGCCCCGACGAGCGAGAGGAGGTAGGCCGCGAGGTCGCCGTCTTCGCGCATCGCGGCGATGTCCTCGACGTTGGGCTTGTCCATCAGCTGACCGCCATGTCGACGAAAGATGCGTAGTGGAGTTGCGCGGCGACGGTGACCGTTCCGATCTGGCCGCCACGGTGCTTGTCGACAATCAGGTCGGCTTCACCTGCTCGAGGGCTTTCACGGTCGTAGGCGTCGTCGCGGTGGAGGAGGATGACGATGTCCGCGTCCTGCTCGATCGAGCCGGACTCGCGGAGGTCGGACTTCATGGGCCGCTTGTCCTGGCGCTGCTCGGGCCCGCGGTTGAGCTGCGCGAGGATGATCACTGTGATGCCGAATTCGCGGGCGAGCAGCTTGATCCCGCGGCTGAGCTTGGAGACTTCGTTCTGCCGGTTCTCCGCCTTGGGCGCGGTCATCAGCTGCAGGTAGTCGACGATCACCAGGCGGAGGCCGTCCATGCGGACGTGGTGGCGGACCTTGGCCCGCAGTCCCGGCAGGGTCAGGCTGGAGACGTCGTCGATGTAGAGCGGCGCTGCAGCAATCTTCTGCCCGGCTTCGGCGGCACGGGCGACGCCGGCGTTGTCGACGATGCCCTGCTTGAGGTGGTGCAGGGCGACCCTGGCTTGCGCACAGAGCAGCCCGTTGGTGATTTCGTCTTCGCTCATCTCGAGCGTGTGGAACAGCGTCGGGATTCCGTTGGCGACTGCGGCGGCACGGGCGAATCCGGAGGCGATGGTGGACTTGCCCATCGCTGGCCGGGCGCCGATGACGACCATCTGGCCGGGCGCCCAGCCGCCGCACAGCAGGGCGTCAAGGTCGAGGAACCCGGTGGGGGTGCGGTCTTCCTTGGTAGGCGGGGTGACGCAGCGTTCGAGGGCGCGGCCGATCAGTTCGCGGACGTGCTTGGCCTGGCTGTCGGCTGCGGGCCGGGCGACACCGTCGAGAGCGTCCTGGAGGGCAGCAATGTCGGCGTCGGGGTCGAAGGCGGCACTGTTGCCGCGCCCGGTGGCGTCGTGCCCGAGGGCGACAATGCGGGCGGCTACAGCCTTGTCGGCGACTTTCTTGGCGTACCAGGCGGCGGCCCCGGGCTGGGCGTAGTCGTAGATCACCCGAAGGTCCGCTTCGAGGAGGGGGCGGGCGGCCATGCGGCCTTCGGCGTGCCAGGTCTCGAGTTGGCGGGCGATGGGCAGGTATCGGATCTCGCCGTCTCGGAAGCTGATGCGGAGTTCTTCGACGGCGTACCAGACCCACCGGTACTGCTCGGTGCTGATGTCGGAGGGGTCGAAGCCTTCGGCGGCGAGTTCGTCGACGACGTCGGGGCGGGCCATGGCGGAGGCGATGAGGACCTTTTCGGCGTCCGGATCGCAGGGGATCTTGGGCCCGAAGTCGTCGACGGCGTCGGGCCACGGGTCGAGCTCGGTTGTCACGCAGCCTCACCCCGGCGGCGGTCCGGGCCGGCGAACACAACGCGCTGGCACATTTCAATGAGCCGCGAGGTGACGCGATCGCCGAGGCGTTCCGCGATCTCCTTGGGTAGCAGGTTGGAGGTGATCAGGGTCGGAAGGTGGTGCTCGTACCGGTGGTTGATCAGGCGGAAGTTGACCTCCTCGGTGAAATCGGTGGGTTTACGGTCGGCGCCGAGGTCGTCGATGAGGAGGATGCGGGCGTCGCGGTACTGGCGGAACTCGGCTTCGGAGTCGATGCCGTGGCGGGGGCGCAGGGCGGCGTACAGGTCGGCGGTGGTGGTGGAGATCCAGCGGGCGGCGACGCCGGTGATGGCGAGTTCGCGGATGGCGCCGTAGGCCTGGTGGGTCTTGCCGGCTCCTGTGGGGCCGAGCAGCAGCAGGGAGCGGCCGTGGATGACGGTGGCGAGGGGGTTGCCGCGCTCGGCCTGCTCGGTGCGCGCCTGGGTGACGAGCTCCTGCACCCAGGCCAGGACGTCGGGGCTGTCGGCGATGGCGTCCCGGAAGGTGAACGGGATGAGCTTTGCGGCTTCGGTGACGGAGTAGCGGGCGATGTTGCCCGGGCTGAAGGTGTCGGTGTCGCCGGAGTTGAGCCAGTCGGTACTGACGCCGCGGGCGGCGAGCAGCTCGTCGAGGTTGTAGCGCTTGGGGTTGATCGGCGGAATCCACTGCATGGTGATCACATGTCTCCGTGGTAGTCGGACGGGTCTTGGGGGTTGCGGTACGGGCCGTCGCCAACGGCGCGCAGGTGGCGGCCGGGCTGGGGGTCGGGCTCGTCGTCGTAGCAGCCCTTGTTGAGCCAGGTGGCCGGGTACTTCGTGTACTTGGGGTCCTGGCCGGCGCGGTCACGGGCGTACTGCTGGGCGCCGTCGACCATGCGCTTGGGCTCGATGCCGCGTTCGATTGCGGCGATCCACGCCTGCTTGGCTTCCTCGCGGTTGCGTTTCTTCGGATAGACGACCCAGAAGGCGCCGAACGCGTCGAGGTGGTGGTTGATCGTCTCTTCTTCCGCGCCGTGAGCGATGCCGCTCGCAGCCGCAGCAGAAGAAGAGTCTTTTAGTAGTTGGTTGTCTGACGGTTGTTGGTGGTTAGGGCTGCGTTCCGTGCGTGACGAACGGACTTTAAGTGCGTGACGGCCGGATTCTGCGTGCGTGACATCGGCGGTCGCGGATTCTGCGTGCGTGACAGTCACGTCTTTTCCGTCCGTGACAGTCACGGATTCTGCGTGCGTGACAGTCTTCGAACGAGACCGGCGCTTCCGCTCCGCCGCCGCCGCCCGGAAGTCGTCCTCCTCACGCTCCAGGTCGCCCCAGTCGGCCGTCGGCCGGTAGACCTCCATCGCGAGCCTGTAGCGAGTGCGCCCCTCCCTCACGCCATCGCGGAAGATCAGGTCGGCCTTCTCCAGTCGGCGCAGGGCGCGCTGGATCGTGGCCCGGTCGTAGCCGGTGCGGTACTGGATGCGAAGCACCGAGGGGTGTGCGTCGGTGCCGGCAGGACTCGCATGCTCAGCCAGCACCTGGAGGACGTGCCGGGCGGTGGTGTCCGGCTTGCCCTTCTCAGTGCGCGGCATGGGCGCGTGGTCCATGGCCCAGGTGACGGCCTCAGTACTCACGGGATTCTTCTCTCAGGAGGTGGTGCGGTCGGACGGCCGGGCGGCTCTACCTGCTGGCTCTTCGGTTCAGGTAGGGCTTGTGCCGCTTGAGGAGCCGGTCCTCGAGCCGGTAGGCGTGCTCGCGGTCGTCGCAGGGGTGGGCCTGCCAACGGACGAAGCGCTTGCCGTCCTTCGCGTGTGCGGTCAGGCGAGGGCTGAGCTTGTCGGTGGAGCCGACGTAGCAGGGCTCGTTGGCGTCGTCGAAGAGGACGTAGACCACTGGCACGCCGTAGATCGGCCGCGGGGCGTCTAGCGGGATGGGGTACTCCCCGATCCAGCTGCCTTCTGGGCCGTTGGGGAGTTGCTTGGCCATTTGGATGAGTCGCCGGTGGGAGATCCCGACGATTTCGTCCCAGGCGCTCATCCGGCCCGGCATCTCGAGCGATCGGATGCGCATGAATGCGGTTATGAGCTGCGCGTGCGTTATGCCTCCCGTTCGGTAGTCGCTTCCGATTCGGTGGAGTGTCTGCTCAAGGGCCTCGCGGCGTGCGGTGGCGAGGCGGGTCTCCTTCTCTTGGATCAGGCGGATGTGCTGCAGCGTGCTTGTGATGGATATGGCGAGCTGATCAGGCAGTTCAGGGGTTGGGGTCGTCATGTAGGGCGCGCTCCTGTCGCACTGACCGAGGTGTTCTGCGTCTTCGGGCATGAGGAACCAGGCCCCATGGGCCACGCGTTTCACTCCATAGCGTTCATGTACATCATAGCGGTCATCGCGTTCCTGTCCATCATGATCGTGAGGTACACTCCCGACATGACCGCGCCCAAGAAGGAGCACCAGGAGAAGATCGCGGACTTCCGCAACTCGCTCGCCGACGCGATCGAGAAGGCCCGCTACTTCGACGAGACGACCGTGCTGACGTCCCGCGGAAAGCGCGTCGCCGTCGTCGTCGGCATGGACTTCTACGAGCGCGCCCTCGAAGCCCTCGGCGAGCAGCGCGTCCTCGTCGAGAAGCCCGAAGCCAAGTCCTAGCTGCATCTCCCCTCCTCCCCTCCTGGCCCCGCCTTGGCGGGGCTTTGTCGTGTCTTAGGCGGCGGCGTGTGTGGCGTTGCGGCAGGGTTGGCAGACGGGGATCTTGATCCGGTAGTGGATGGGCCGGCCTTGGGGTGTGCCGCAGTGCCCGGTCCAGTCGGGGAAGGCGTCTGGGTTGTCGATCAGGTCGTCGTCCCAAGCTCCGGGCGGCGCCCACCCGTGGTCGGCGGCGAGGGCGCGGGCTTGTTGCGCCCAGCGAGCGGGGACGCCGTGCTGTTCGGGGTCGAGCCGCCACAGTTCGCCGTAGA